AGGGTCTTTCTGGCCCTGCCATTCAAGCTATTATTGATTCTAATACATTTTCAGGATTGGCTGCAAAAATGAAATTACAAACGTGGAGTAAAGTCTGATGGATTTTAGATTTTTATTTTCAGGCCTCCTGGGATTTGATACATTAGATATTGATAATGTATCTATTAAAAATTATATCTATTCTTTGCAAAATAAATCAGAAGGACGACAATATAGTAATAGAGGAGGTTGGCAGAGTGAGGATGTTGTTGATGATCCCAATATGTCAACTTTTATAAGTAAGGTTGAAGATAAATCTGAAAGCCTTAGAAAATATATAAATTACAAATCAAATATAAGATTGAAAGTTGAAGGCATTTGGATTAATATAAATCATCCTTATTGTTATAATTCAATTCATACACATCCAGGATCATATATGTCTGGGGTGTATTATGTTAAAGCCCCTAAAAAATCTGGTGATTTAATATTTAAACATCCATCAGTATTACAAGCTTTATATATTCCTAATGATATTATTGAACATAATGAGGCAACATGTTCTAAATGGTTTGTTGAACCAGAAGAAAGTAAAATTTTATTTTTTCCTTCCTGGGTAGAACATGAAGTGGGGCAAAATTTATCAGAAGAAGATAGAATATCAATAGCTTTTAACTTAATATTTGTAGATGAAAATAATAATGTTTGTTTAAGGTGATAATATATGTCATATATTGAAAGAACAGAATATACTAAGTGGACTCGTACCATACAACATGATAAAGAATCAGATGAATATTTTATTGACTTGGGTGGAATTGCTGAGACATTAGGATGGAATATAGGAGATGATCTTGAATGGATCATCGAAAAAGATAAAGTTATTTTAAGAAAAAAAGAAGAACAAAAAGAGGTCTAATATGGTTGCTGTATACAAAGATACAAAAAAATTACTTTCTGATGCGAAGTTCTACGAAGGTTATGCACGTTTTAAAGAAGATGAAGGTAGATATGAAACATGGTCAGAAGCTGTTGATCGTGTTATGAAAATGCATTCTGGTTTTTATGCTGATAAGATGTCATCAAAGTTGATGTCATATATGGATGAGGCGGCTGCAGCTTATAAACAGAAATTAGTTTTAGGTGCTCAACGCGCTCTTCAATTTGGTGGTGAACAACTATTTAAACATCAAATGAGAATGTATAATTGTACTTCTTCGTATGCTGATCGCCCAGAATTTTTTGGTGAAATCTTTTACATTCTTCTTTGTGGTGCTGGTGCTGGATTCTCTGTTCAAGCTCATCATGTTGGTAAAATGCCCAAGCTTATTCATCGTACAAAAGCTCCAAAGCTTCATACTGTAGAAGACTCAGTAGAAGGTTGGGCAACTGCTCTTGATGTTCTCATGGCCTCTTTCTTTGAGAATGGTGGTAAGTATCCTGAATATGCTGGTCGTAAGGTGGCTTTTGATCTTTCAGCTATTCGTCCAAAAGGTGCAAAGATCTCTGGTGGATTTAAGGCACCTGGTCCAGAACCTCTTCGTCGTTCTTTAGACCGTATTGAATATATTTTAACAGGTCTTACTCTTAATGAGAAGACAGCAACCTTGAGGCCTATTCATGTATATGATATTGTTATGCACGCTGCTGATGCTGTATTGGCTGGTGGTGTTCGTCGCTCAGCTACTATTTGTTTATTCTCAGCTGATGACGATGAGATGGCAGGAGCTAAAACTGGAAATTGGTATATTGATAATCCACAACGTGGTCGCAGTAATAATTCTGCTGTTATTGTTCGCAATGAAATAACAAAAGAACAATTTGCAAAACTGATGACATCAATCAAGCAGTTTGGTGAACCCGGATTCTTCTTTGTTGATGATAAAGACATTACAACCAATCCATGCGTTGAGATTGGGATGTATCCTCAGATTGATGGTCAGTCAGGCTGGCAGGGGTGTAACCTAACTGAAATCAATGGTGGTATGTGTGATAGTGAAGAAATGTTTTATAAAGCTTGTCGTGCAGCTTCTATTCTTGGAACACTTCAAGCTGGTTATACAGATTTTAAATTTCTTTCTGATGCATCTAAGAAAATTTTTGACAGAGAAGCCCTTCTTGGTGTATCAGTCACAGGTTGGATGAATAACCCAAAGACATTATTTGATGAAAAGATTCTACAAAAGGGAGCTGAAATTGTTAAAGAGACAAATAGAGAAGTGGCTGGACTACTTGGGATTAACCCTGCTGCTCGTACTACTTGTGTTAAGCCTTCCGGGAATGCCTCTGTCCTATTGATGACAGCTTCTGGTATTCATGCTGACCATTCTCCAATGTATATTCGCAATATTCAATTGAATAAAGATACTGAAGTTGCAAAACTTATTAAGAGAATTAATCCTAACATGGTTGAGGAATCAGCTTGGTCATCAGGAAAGACAGACTATGTTGTTTCTTTCCCAGTTGTAGCCAAAGAAGGTTCAATCTTTAAAGATGAATTGATTGGCATTAAACATCTTGAATTGATTAAAAAAGCACAGGAGTTCTGGGTCAATGCTGGAACAAATATTGAAAGATGCGCTCATCCCGGCATACGTCATAATGTTTCTAATACTGTCATTGTTGACGACTGGGATTCAATTGAGGATTACGTATTCAATAATCGCAATTACTTTGCTGGCATTTCATTTTTACCGATGACAGGTGATAAGGATTACTTCCAAGCACCTAATACACAGGTGTTAAATGCAGCTCAACTTACTGAAAAGTATGGTGCAGGTGCAATTATGGCTTCAGGTCTTATTGTTGAAGCATTAAAGTCATTTGACAATCTATGGCTTGCTTGTATGACAGCAAACGGATATGGTGAAGATCTATCTGCAGACAATCATCAGAATACTCTCAAGAAAGATTGGATTCGTAGATTTAAAAAGTTTGCTACTAACTACTTTGATGGAGATATTAAGAAGGCAGAATACTGTTTTAAAGATGTTTACCTGCTTCATAAGTGGGAAAAGATCCAACAGACCATCTCTGATATTAAGTGGGAAGATGAATTGAAAGAAGTTAAGTATATTGATGTTGATACTATTGGATCTGCTGCTTGTGTAGGTGGCGGATGCGAACTATTCTAACACCTTGTATTAAGTCATGTAAATTAGATCCTACCACATCTATCTGTATTGGATGTGGTAGGACCTCACAACAGATAAAAGAATGGCGTATATATACTAATGATCAGAGAAAGATGATCATGGATAAAATAAGGGATAAGAAATAATGGATTGGGATGCATTGATTGAAGTTCTTTCCGAATCAGTAAAAGACGAAACTGTCAGGGCTGATATCTATAAAAAATTGTTTGATCTAGTTGGTACAAATGATGCCGATGATAGTTTAGATCAAGATTTTGTTTTTGATGATGTTTATGAAAAATATGTAGAAGATTTAGATGACGATGAACCCCTTTATGAAGATGATGAGGACGGATTTAATTACGACGACGAATGATTATTGTTGGAATTGATTATAGTTTAACATCACCCTGTGTTTGTATTTGTGATTCTAAAGATTTTGGTTTCTCAAAGTGTCAATTTTATTATCTAACTGATAGTAAAAAATTAGATGTCGATTTTGATAACATTCACGGTGATCTTCATGAAGATTACTATTCAGATGAACAAAGATATTATAATATTGCCAAATGGGCAATGTCAAAGATTCCTGAAGATGCTAAAGTATACATGGAAGGATACTCAATGGGATCAACAGGGAGAGTGTTTAATATAGCAGAAAATGCTGGGTTACTTAAACACTTTTTGTTTAGAAGGTGCTATGATTATACTATTGTACCTCCTACTGTAATTAAGAAGTTTGCTACTGGCAAAGGCAATGCCAACAAACAATTGTTACAGGATGTATTTGAAGAAACTACTGGCTATAATATTAAAAAGAAGTTAGGATTAACAGATAAACAATGGAATCCATCTTCAGATATTATTGACAGTTATTACATTTGTAAATATGGTTATGAACAGGAGTTAAAAAATGTTTACATGGATTAAAGAATTTTTTGGAATTGGTCTCAAGATTGAGCAAGAAGTGAAATCTGAAGTCAAGAAGGTTGCTGAAGTTGTTAAGACTGAAGTGAGCAAAGATCTTCGAAAAGTAGAATCACAGATTACAGATGCTATTACAGCTGCAGCTGCTACTGAAAAAAAGGTAGAGAAAGCAGTTAAAGATGGTGCTAAGAAAACAAAAGACAAAGTAAAAACTGCTGCAGGTAAAGCAAAGAAGAATGCAAAGAAGTGATGAACAAATAAGGGTCTGTGCTGAGATAGGTAGTAATGTTCCCGTTGTTAT